GATATCTCCAAGATCCATACCTAATTTTGTATATTTATCTCCAACACTTCCTGCTTTAACAGCTTGTCCAAAAGCATCTGTTTCCCTGCCATACAACTTGTCTAGGTAGTCTTGAGACTGATCCCATGCATTTACTTGCCTACCTTGGTCAGCCATCATTTGCTGATATGCAAAGTTACCCATCTTTTGAGCATCCGCTGTAGTAGAGCCACCTTGCGCCCTCAGCCTATTCTCCATCCTTAATTTATCAGTCATATCTTTCTGACCAAATAAAGATCGTTGCTGGTTGTAGAATCTATCAGCAGCTTCTTCTCCAGTGCCATATTCATCAATTTGATTGCCTAATCTTGACGTTCTAGCATTCATCTTGTCAAAATATTCTTGCATCTCAGGAGAAAGTGTTTGTGTAGGGCTTCCAGTCTCAGGATCAAAAGTAACGCCTCCTAGGATTCCACTAACATCTCTAGCTCTACCTTCCTTTGTAGCCTCATCAGCAAGACGGTATTGCTCTCTCTTTAAGTCATTCGCAGCGCTCGTGCCACCACCACCTGAAATAGCTCCACCGATTAAATCACCTGCGAAACCCCCTATAGGACCTCCCAAAAAGCTTCCAATTGATCCAAATAAACTCATAATATTCTCCTATGCTGTCCGTTTCCACATATACACAGTGATATATGGTTGTAAATTGTTATGCGACTGTGAAGCACTAGTGCCTCCAGTGTTTCCAGTTTGTCCTTGATCCGAGCCAAGGTTGCTACCAGACTCAATACCAGTACTACCATCAAAGCCACCACCACGTTGCATATGGCTGTGGGATGGCAAGCCAGATTCAGAAGCAGTCAGTGTATGAGTCTTAGCACCACCAGTCTCTTCAATAGTATTGAACTGAGAGTCACTAGAGTCTAAACCAACAAGAGTTCTGCCTGTTGCGAAAGATGACCAAGTTCCACCAAATAACGTACCAGGGTTTGTATTAACAACAGCTATATATACAGCCCCGACAGGATAGGCTGCTAGAAGTATTTGAGCTTGAGTATTAAAGTTTCCAACCTCATCTTGAACATAAGCTGTTGTTGCAACTTGATTGTTATTAGTGCCTGTGGCTGCTGTGGCTGCGCTAAACGCATTAGATGCATTGCCGTTAGTATCAGCTTTAGAATTAATAGCTGGAACAATATTTGAAAACTCAGTGTTAAAGTCAGCGCCTGAAATTATCTTCTCAGCACTTCCGCTGGGAAGGTTGTCTTTATCAGCCCAGGCTATTAGATTACTATAAGGCATTTTTTATATCTCCAGTTAATTTCATTATATATCAATAAGTTACGTGTTTGGTTCTATTGGGAATTCTATATCAGCTACAGAGGCAAAGTCTTGGGGTAGGCTTCTTAGCTTATCCCTGTACGCTCTCCATGCTATCTGGTCATTTCCAGGGTAGCTAGGCAAGTCTCTCCAGTCTGAAGCAATCAGCATCTTATCTCTGATTTCTCTTATCTCGTCAAAGATTATTAGCTCCCAAGAAGTTTCTCCTGGTTTGCTAACTCCTACGATAGGTGTGCCTGTTAATGAATCTGTTTCATAAACCGAGAGTATTCCCAGTCCAGCATCTGCATAGTTATTAGCACTACGATCAGCTGCTGAGACACCTGTCTCTTGGACGATGTTATCGTCTACTCTTACGAATGTATACATAAATCCTCCTTAAACTAAACTTGTAATTTCAACACGACAAGCACCATCAGCACCTCCACCTGAGCTCCAAATATATCTTCGGTTCTCACTTGCACCTGAAATACCCGTAAAGCTCGTACCATTACCACCAGCACCAACTGTTATCTCTAAGTAATCTCCAGAGGCAGTAGTTAGGGTTGCTGAAGTAGCACTTGCTGCTGCACTGCCTCGCAAACCGAGCCATACTTGAGCGCCCCAAACGCCATCGCTATTTCCAGCATAACCTCCAAGACCACCACTAGAACCAACTCCTGTACCATCCCCTGCAGGTGCAGAAGAAGGTGTTGTTGAGACCGACTGTGCTCTCCTATTATTACGTGCAGCGGCAGTACCACCAGTACCTGTTAAACCACCACTGGAATAACTAATACCAACGGTAGCTGCTTCACTACCACTGATAATAACATTATTGCTATTAACAAACAGTCGTGAATTAGGACTGAAACTACCTCCAGTTCCACCACCGCTTGTGTGGGTAGCTTTGAGCGTTCCACCAACACTAAAATGTTTAACCGTAGTCGTTCCACCTGAGCTACCATTTGCCCCAACTATGCCGAATTCATTATCAAACCCCGTAACACCAGCAGAACCACCACCACCACCAGCAAGGGTGATCGTTAATTGGTCAACACTCGCTGGAATGTTATGGGTGATAATAGTGCCGGAATTATCATAAGTTATCTTAGAATTCAGAGTAGCTAATCCCGTAACGGTCTGTCCTGTGAAGAACAAAATGTCATTGCCACCATCATAGTAGAAGTATCGGTTGGCACTGCCAAAGTTCATATATGCATTGCCACCTTCATTACCGATAAACAAACCAGTATTAGTGAAGTCGTGTGGTCCAGTCTTACCCCAGCCGATTGCTCCAGTTGAAGCTGTTACATCTAGTAGTCCAGATAAGTTCTGGTCTTGGACATTTATCGTGCCTGTCGTTATCCTGCTACCATGTATTGCAGTAACATCATTAGCAATAGCATCTGACACATCTGAGGCAGTTGCTATATCATCAGTGCCTGTTACGTTTGCAAAAGATACTTTTCCACTAAAAACAGCTTGTCCAGTTACAGTGTCAATAGCAAAAGGAGTGGCTGTATGAGTCTGATTACTAATAGCAAACTTATCCGCTTGGATTAAGAAAGCGCTTCCGTTAGTGCCGTTGACAGCGGTCCAACCTGTAATATTACCGTTTACATCCAGAGCTACCTGACGAATAGCATCAACACCATCATTTGTGGCATATGTAGCATTCAAGTCTGTAGATGTTACGTAATTACCGTTTAGATTAGAGCTTAGTGTTGTTATATCTGTAGCTAATGAGGTTTGCGCTGTTGAGTAAGTAGTTAAATCATTAGTTAGTGTGGTGATGCTAGAGCCAATAGAGGTATTAAGGTCAGTTAGAGACTGAGCGTAAGCTAAATCATTGGTTGTTATAGTCTGATTAATCGTATTAATACTTGATGTGTTACCACCTACCTCTGATGATAGTGTTGTTACATCTGATGACAAAGCCCATCGTCCATCGTTATCTACTGCTGTAGTGGAAATAGATTCAATACTAGACTGTAGAATACCACTGGCACTTGTTAAATCAGAACTTACAGCATTTACAATATCGTTATCATCTGGAATTATTAACTGTATAGCCGCATTCATAGCGGCAATAGCGGTTTCAATATTTAACTGGGTTGCTGCAACTGTATTAATAACAGACTGTCCTATAGCTAGATCAATACCGTCCCAGTCTGGATCGCCTTCTACCGATAAAACATAGTTAGCTAAAGCTGTATATACAAAGTGTGTTGTGGCTACTTGACCGTTATTAACGCCATCATTAGCAGTAGTTGCATAGAAATCATTCAAAAGACTACCGTTTACATCTGCTTTAGAATTAAATGTATTCTTTACAGCTGTAAATTCAAGTTGAAAGTCATGACCTGATATGACCTTTTCAGGGTCGTTCTCGGGCAAGTCATCCTTGCCAAACCAGTTAACTTGAATATTATAATTACTCATCTTATCTTTCCAGCCTTATACAGCAGGGTTATATCTGTCAAAGAAGCAGCATAGCCATTCGCAGTAGCTGTCATCTCAAGTTTCAAATGCTTAGCCGACCCACTCAAAGGTATGTTGTATTCTTTATACCCATAAACAGGAGCGTATGTTGATACACCATATTGCGATTCAGACGCACCCCAAATTGCAGGCTCTCCACCTTGTGTTGGATTAAGCAAGAATGATAGATTGCCAGAAGAAGTTGTCATGAAATCTCTGTACCACTGTATTCCTACAGTAGAGCCAGAACCGCCTGATATTATCGCTTTAGCCTTTTTAAGTAAAGAAGCTACAGATCCATCAGTAACTTCAATCCAGGCAGTTGTAAATTTGCCAGTATAAGAAGAAGAAGAGTAGTTTAAATTACCTATATAATCTTTATCGTAATAACCAGTATATGTGGCTATTGATCCTTTCTTTTGCCCTATTAATAATCCGAAAGACTCAGTGTAAGCCAAGCTAGAAGGCTGCCTATCTGCTAAGAATGACCACATAGTAACTCTTGGGGTTTTTAGCGGAGTGAAATGTTTAAAGTCAAACACGTATGTAACATTCATGTCTACGAACGATAGTATGTATACGCCTTCATTCTGAACATAGATAGCTTTAACATTTGAGCTTTGACCAATATTTCTAGTAATGGAATCTTTAATAGCGTGTGAGAAGTCTTGCATAGGAACATTGTCTTTCTCAGACGTTCTATTCAATGACCTCAATCCAGTGTCAGATAAGAAAACTAAATCATCACCAACAGCTTGAACGGTATCTCTGCACACACACCCTATACCCCTGATAACCTCTACCAGAGACATATCATTAGGGTCTTGAGGATTTTTGTAGATAGCTATATTGTGTTTTCCAAAGATAGCAAGCTGCCCGTAGAAAGGTGCAATAGCTACAATCTCATCCTGACCCCAGACGGATTTAAGATCGATGACACCAGCATAAGTAGGAACGGTGTAACAAATGTTGTTTATAGAATTATAGAAGTGACCTAAACCCTCACACGCTGTCTTGTTTAGTGCGATACCAGTTGTACTATTAGTTACCTCAATAGACCCTTGACTGAAATCATTTCCTATTAGTGTGTCTGAGTAGTATACAACGTCTTTAGATGAGGCTACACCGCCAACCCACAATCTTCCGTAATATCCAGTACCACAAGATGGATCAAATATCGGAACTCCATCAGGTGATGATATGTCAGCAGCCCAAGTTCCTCCATCGTATCTTAATGGAGTCTCTCCAGCTTGTAAGGCAAACAATCTGTTATTAAAATTAATAAACTGCCAGTCAGAATCTGAAGAACTTGCGTTAAAGCCGTTGGTCCACGGAGCATCTGGACTATTGAAATCAAGCTCATATATATTAGAGCCAATTCCAGCAAATACCTTATTTGTTTGATAGAAATGCTCAACAACAGATCCTATTGGCAAGGAGGCTCCAGCAGCTCCGTCAGTATTAGACAGGACTTTTTGTTTAAGCCCCTTTCTAAATGAAACGTGTCCAGACTCTTTTAGAACAATATTGTCAGCCTTTGTCAGCCAAGAGTTATCAATTGATGTTGGATTGTGCTGAGTATTTAAACCGTTTACACCAAGATTTTCTAAGGGTCTATATGTTAGTTGACTAGCCATTAGCTAACGTACCAGTCGTTCTCAAACTTAGTATTTCCACTGTCAATCATAATAGCTTGCTTCATAGAGTCTAAAGCTTCTTGTGCCACAATACCAGATTGAGCGCCACCATCCTCACCACGCTCAGCAATAGCTCTAGCCCAAGCCCCTAATATTACAGTCTGGAAGGGTACTTTTACAACGCTAGTAGAAAGTGCTAAATGCTCTTGGCTCTTAACTATGTTAAAGTTAATATTTTGTGCTGACGTAGGTACAGGATATAGATCAACATTCATATCAGGAGATCTAGTAACTACAACAGTAGAGCTTCCGTTCATTGCATAATGAAGAGGCTCTCCATTTGCTATATTTGCAATAGGGAAAGACTTGGCGTTAAGCCACTCATTGTTTACTTGGGATAAGTGTTGACCAGTGTCTCTATTGATAACATCTAACACTTTAAAGTTAGTACCAGCTCCAGACGTAGCATCACCTAAGATGTATTGCATCGTACCTGAGGTAGTAGTAATAGTGAAAGTCTCTCTTAAAGATAACCAGTCATGGTTAGACTCTACGAATTGCTTCGAGTCGTTAATCAGTGAGCCAATAACCTTTTGATAGTCAGTTACTGTTGATGAATCATTGATATTACCCGACCAATCGGTAGCAATGGTTTCCTCTCTCAACCTGATTAGCACTTCGTTAATCGCTTCTCTAAAGGTCATAGGATTCTCCGTTTAGTTACATTATAATACTATTTATGTAGTTATATCAACTACTTATGTTTAATTCTTACAGTTACAATCACACATTAAAGGCGAAGGTGGCTGTGTCATTTGCATCATCTGCTTTGGCATCGCCATTCCTTGTTGCATCCAATCACCAAAAAAAGCGTAACTAGCTGTAGCTACTACCATTCCTATTACAAATACTAAGCTACATTTATTCATAGTTTGTCCTTTAAGTTATCATCAGCTATGAACTCTACGCTCTTGTACTTAGCTTTAGCCTTATTGTACCCATACCTAGATATGAACGGGACAGCAATCAGCGTTATCACTAACCACGCTATGAACGCATACAAGGCATTCATAAACAAACTCTCAGCGATATATGCAGTGGCTTGCTCTTTACTCTCTATCGTCTCAACACTAGGACTATCAGGTATCAACTCGTCATAAGCCATAGATGTAGCTAGGTTAGCAACCGCAGGTATAGGTCCTGCAATTACATAAGCTACTCCTGTAGTAATACCTGTCTTAGCTATGTTCCTAAACTCTAGGGAGCTACAGCTAGACAGAAGTAACACTAGTAGTAAGCTACTTCTCCACACTTCTAGTCCACTTCTCAAGCTTCGAGCTGATGATATTACATAAGTACCTAATCTTATTAAGAATAGTTATCTTCACGTACCTACCTTTACTATCTCTCATACCTTGTGTTGTTCTAGCCATTTCTCCTCCTGAGTTATGAACAAGTTAAAAAAGTACCTACGAAGAGCCAACAATCAGGAATCAACACTATCGCGTAGATAGGAGTCATTTCCCTCTCTCTTTTTCTCTAAGAAGGGTGTAAATCTGGTCAAACATCTTCTCAATCTTATCAATTTGATGGCTGAACTCATCTCTATGCACAAAGTCTTTATGGAGTCCTATCTGGCAACTAGTCATATTAGACTCTAAATCTTTAATATCTTTCATGACTGACTTAACAATTAACCCAGTACCACCTGATATAACACTAACTAGTGCTAATATTATTTCTGATAATTCCATATACTTCCTTTAAAAGAGTTCTAAGACCCCAAGTTATTAAGCTTCTTCAGCTTCTACATCCTCAACCTTTAATGACTCTGTAAGCATATTCATAAACGCACCAACTTCAGAAGGTGTAGTATCTACCACAGCCTGTGCTTCAGTACGTTCTAGGTTATCTTGAGTAATCTCAGGGTTCTTAATAGTTTCAATAGTAGGTTCAGCTTCCATATCCTCTTCAGAATAAACAGTAATCTCTACCGTTGGCTCTAAAGCTTCAACTGCTGATACTGTAATGACTTCTTTCTGAATGAATGTAGGCTCATCGTCTGTTAAGACAATCATTCCTTCTTCATCAACTACATATTCTGTAGTGTCCATCATTTCAGTTACTTCAACTCTACCGTCAGCTAAGATGTAGTTAGATAATCTAGCTACTGCTACTGTGTAAGCACTTAGCTGTTCAGCAAACAATACTTTAGCAACTTCAATCTCTACCCAAGCAGGTACATCAGCAATAGTTGTGCCACCTGTAATAGTCTTTGGAAACTTAGCCTTAACTTCAGCTACGTGAGCATCCCAAGTACCATCTGTCTGCATACCAAACTGTTCACCTGTAGAAGCGTATCCATCAGCACCAGTTCTTAGTGCTACATAATCAGGTTCTACTACGTCTGAGCCTTCTACGATTGAGATACCTTCTTTCTTAACGTCTTGTAGGAACTGTTGGTAATCTCTGTTGCCTTCAGCCTGTGGGATAGAAGCGTTGTCTGAGAGTCTTTGTATTGAGTTTTCGTTTAATTTATACATAATCATCTCCTATAGTTCTGCGTCAGCTTTGAGTGTAGTATGAATATTTCTTTCATTTGTATAGCTGTTATAGTATCGTTTAACCCTTACATATTCATTAGTAACGCTGTCTGTTGAATGCCCTGAAGATTCGTTCCCGTAAGTTACACTAGGAGAGGTACGCATAGTTACTTTGAAATTCACATCCTGCAGCATAGTTATCCACCCATTAGTTGTAGACATAGGATAAATCCTTAATCTAGCTGCACCTATCTGATAATACCTCTGACACAAAGCCAGTTCCTCACCATAACTTCTATGCTCGAACTCTGTGGCTACTGAGCCTAGTTCTAGTTGTACGCCTGTGATTTGGAAGTAGTTAGAGGTGGAAGCTCCAAGTGATAGATTGTTAACAGCTTTATCTGCGTTAACCCTAGATACCCAAGAGTCACTTAAAGCAGTACCCCCTGTGTAATTACTACCTGCATCTACAAGCATATCAATACTAAAGCCCAGTGAATTGTCATTACTGAAACCATTAGCAGGGTTCGCATCCCCCGAAATTGTTATAACCTTCTTTTCCCAAGTGTCAACACTGGTAATTGTGAAGGTATTACCTGCGTGCTTTTGAGAATCGTGAGAAACAAATAAAACTTGTTGACTTCCTGTTATATTGGATTTAACCCAGAATGATAGTGTCAGAGTCTCAGCAGATGATGTACCAAACTTAGTACTTAGCATATCTTGCCCTTCTGTCAGTCCTACTCTTAGTAATCCATAATAAGAGGCGTCAGGAGTGGCATCTGCAGTGGTGCAGTCCAACTTATAACTACTACCAAATCCTTCAGGGGCATTAGTATCTTGAGATACTGTCCATCTGACATCACTAGTAGAAGAAGCAGACCAAAACTTAACACGGTCACAAGCAAAGTAACCTGTACCACTTACATTTGTACTACTTGTTCCTCTCTGTGACACTTGCATAGCACCATTAATAATCAGGTTCTTTCTACCTGCACCGATAAGGGTTCTAGCTTCTGCGACTGTATCAGCCCGCATTAACTCCTGACCTTTTAATCCTGTGTCTTGTTTTAACTCACTCAGGGCTTCTC